TTAGCACTCACCGTTAAATATGTCCTCTAATTGATAAGCCATTCTTTGAACAAGTGGTACAACAAGTGCATTGCCCATGCAGAAATATCTAAATTTTTCGGGCATTCCTGTGTTTGTCCAATTATCACCAAAGCCTTGAATTCGTTCTGTCTCCATCGGTGTAAGAAGCCGATATCTCTTTGTTTCGGGGTCTTCAATTACATGAGTGCTTCTATTTGAACTTGATTCCGATGTGAGCATTGTCCGCGCAGGACCATCAAGTTCATCTGGAAACGGAATGGCACCTTCGCTAAACATATAGGTGTGTCCACTCCGGCTTGTTCTTTCTACCCTTTTTGCGCCCTTCATGTATTCCCACTTTTCCAAATCCTTACCCAAATAATACTTCTCAGGCACGTTCTGTTCAAGAATACTGCGAAGAGTCGTTGGCGTCTCGTATACTGGAGTTATTTTAGCTGTGGAGATTTTTCCGTTCACCATTGTCCCCGCGTTTTGAAATTCAAACTTGAACGATTCTGAAACATCAACAATATCAGAACTGTTAATCTCTATTGTGCTAGTCTTGCCTTGTCCAGCGACTGGAAAAGATTTTGCAAAGAAACCTTCGCACCCAATTATTCTATCAGGAGTCAGTGTATGATGTTCGAGATAGAATTTTGTTGTTTTACTTGTTGCAAAGATGAAGGTACGCCGTCTCTTCTGAGCGGCACCATAGTCCGCAGCATTTATAACTCGCCACTCGACATAATATCCGAGACTATCCAGGCAAGCAAGAATAATCCCGAAATCGCGTCCACGTTGATTCGCTGGCGATTTTAACAACCTATCAACATTTTCAAGCAAAACAAAAGGCGCTTTTTTTGCAATCAAGGTGTCTCTAATCTGCCACCAAAGTACGCCTTTTTTCCCTTCAATCCCACTGCTACCTGATAATGGTCTAGCAACAGAGTAATCTTGGCACGGGAAGCCTCCAACCAGTAGGTTGTGAGCGGGAATAGTTAATTTATCGACTTGGGCGATGTCGATTCCCGTGAACTCGTTGATATCACCCCAGTGACTCACATAACAGTCATGCGCCCATTGATTTTTCTTCCCAGGCTCCCATTGCGAAAACCAGACGGTTTTCCAAGCATCGGAAGCCTTTTCAAAGCCCAGCCGAAATCCTCCGACGCCAGCGAATAATTCACAAATTGTCTTCTCCATATATTTCTCCTTCTTCGGGTTCGATAGTGACCATAGTATATATTGCTCAGAATCTGAGTAAAGTCAAGTTGCTTAAGCTCGTGTTATCAAATTATTGGTTATATCTGGTATTCTTCCGACAGTGACCGGCGCGACACCCATTCCACGCTGGAACCGGGACATTATTTCCGAAAAAGTTATACGCCCCTGAAGATACTCAATAACAGATATATGGGAAAGAAGAGTGTTGTGTCGCCCAACCTTTGAGTTCCATTCATCATGCCTTATCTCAACATCGCGGTAGTAATACTTGCAATCTTCATTTTGAACCAGCAAGTCGTTGTATATCAAGTATGCCTCGAGGGATGCACCACGAATAAGCCCAATGCGACTCTGTACTTCACGGACTATATCCATTGGTAGATTCGGCTTCAACCAAGAAAAGTCCACTACTCCTTCGTTAATTTTTGTACCAGAAGGCAACGCATAATCATAGTATTGGCACGAGCCCTCCGTTTTGATATAACCTTCCATAAACGCCATCCTAAAAAACAAAGCGGCTAGAATTGAAAGCACTTCTGTATCTGCGTCATGCATATCGGCTAAATCATCCCAAATGTTCGGGAAAGATAAATCCTTCATGAAATCTCCTGTCGGTAAGAGGAGTTTCGGACGAAAATCCCAGGGACGAATCTTTTCAGGGGTATTTGATACCGTTTCCTTTCCAGGATACTGAATAAAGACTTTTTCGCCATATGCTGTTTCATGCAGGAGGAGTCTTCGTTCTGCGTGCGAAAACTCCAAATCGGTACGGTCGAGGCCAGCAAAGGCTAAAACATTCTTCATCCGTTTTTCAATAGAGTTAGCGTTTGTGTCGCGACGGTATACCATTTTTAGGCTTTGTGTATTCATAATAGCCTCCTTATAGCTAATCGAATTTTCTGTGAATAGTTGCTATCGTATCGAGCAAGTTTTTCTTAACAACTATGTTTACTGGCTTTTCCGAAAGCCATTCGGTAAAAAACAGGTTAATGCCGGGAACCAACTCGAATTTGAAACTCTCTCTAGTGACACGAGGTAAATAAAAGGACACTTTTTCAACCAGAGTTTCTTCTGTAAGCCCCTTTTCCGCTAGTAAACCAATAAGCGCCGCTCTTTCAATAAGCATAATATCCGCATATGTAAAATCTTCAGCATTCATTATGCTATTAGGGTTCACTGCGTTTGGCCAGGCAAGTAGGTAATGTGTGGTAAAATATGAGTGGTTGAACAGCCATCCTTGAGCCCCAGACGTCCTGTTTAACAGTTCAAACGCAAACGTCGGGATATTCTTATTTACATAGTGGAGCGTCGCTTTTTCATCAATGATTAATTTAGAATTGTTTGTTTGGAGGACTACATCGACGCCCTTTTTTTGGTATTCCGCATCGTTTATCCTCTGTATTTTTGTAATGTGCGAAATAGCGCCTGTTGCATAGAAATGTGTATCAAGCCATTCTCCAAACAATTCTTCTAGACGTTTGTCTTCATAAAACTTACTTTTCATATTCGTTCTCCCTATTTAGCCTTGGTAAAAAGGATTGTTAAGATATCCATTTGATATAGACCTAAAAGCTTTTCTGGCATCACTCACCATAAGGGCAGAAGCGTACTCATCATTCTCCAATTCAGAAAAAAACCGTTTAAACTGTGGTGGATAATCCTCATATCCATAGTTGCTACCATCTGGAGAGATAAATGTAGTCGTTGTTGGTCGGCTGTTTTGCCAAAACGCAATCTTATCAACGCCTAAGATAAACGCTTGAAATATATAACCCATTAACATATCTCTAGGGCGGATTCTATTTGGCATGGTAACCTTTGGCGCAAAATATGTATATCGTTGCCATTCTTCATTTCCCCAATTAACCTCTTGCTCAAAAAAAGCAAGCATTACTGAAGTGAGAATAGCACATTCACTTTCGTTCCGAGCGATTTCCGCCGGATTTTCTCCTCTCCAAACAGAAAAGCAATTATCTAGAGTAGAAAACTCAGTTACATACTCAAGGATATTACGATGAGTCAAGCCTGAGTTGTCAAAAAATGTGCCGGTATTAATAAAGATATCGAACAACCCCTGCTTTGCTCTTTTAACTATTCCCTTATTACGCCCGGTTCGGGATGGCTGTGCCATCAACCCTGAGTAATTCATCATCGCAGTAAATCCGAAATCACCCCACGGTTTTATATTAGCAAAAATGTATGTCGCATTATTCAGCGCAAAATTGCTATCTATGTTTCTGCAATGTTCCTCAAGTAAGGCGTTTGCTAGGCAGTCATAAATCATATGTACCTCCTTTAGTCCCTTTTTGTTTCCATGATGTCATCGAGATTGCAGTCCAGCGCATCACAGATTTTGAGGAGAATATCTGTGGTAATGTTTTCGCCTTTTCCGAGTTTCGCAATAGACGCCGAACTGATGCCGGCTTTCTCTTGCAAATCCCTTTTCTGCATTTCCTTGTCGATAAGCATTTTCCATAGTTTATTGTAGCTGACGCGCACCATTTTACCTTCCTCCTTGAGCGCTACTCGTATCCATCATCATATCGTAATGCTGTTTCTGCTTCATTGCATGGAATATCATTTCAAAGATGCTTCTACACTCAGCGGCGTTTAAGCATTCTTCAACATAATCCATGCCGTCGTTCATTCCGACGGAGCTTGCGTTTATATAAGCGAGCATTGAAGCCGCCAGTTGGTATTTCTCTTCATCGTGGTTTCCGTTTTCATCCTTGTAATAGCCGTTGGCTTTGCCCTCTGTAAGAATGACCTTGCGTAAAGTCGAGCCCTCATAACCGCACAGTTGAAGGAAGTAATACTCCAGTATCCTGCGGATAACATTCATCAACGGAACCGCTGATTTGACTTCCTTATATTCGTCCCACAGGGCAGCGTAGGAATTCTTAACCGGGTTCACATTCATGCGTTCCGTCGGAATCTTGGGATTGACGTCATCCGAGAGTTTGATGGTGGACTTGGAGTCCAGCTTGCGAATCAAATAGAACGACACATATTCATACTTGGGAACATAGCTGTAGGTAACCTCTCTGTGGAAGTATGCGTTGTGCGTAAGTATGAATATCTGTTTAATGAAATTGCCCTCGACGGTTCTGTTACGGTTGTCCGCATTGTTCCGGCATATCTCAATCATCTGACGCACAAGCGTACTCACAATGAAAAGGCTACTGCTGTCCATACTGGAAACCGGGTCATCGATTACAACGATTTTCTCTTTTGTTTCGCCGTCCTCGGAAGTGCTGCCGTTCACGAGATGGTAAAAGTACAGGAATGCAATAAAGTTCTTTTCGCCCTCACTCAAATTATCGGCGATTGACCCATCTGGACGGCGGACTTCATAAACATGATCTACTCCGGCTTTTGGCTCTAAACTAAAGCCCTGCATCCCGGAATCGCGCAGCATGAGATTGATACTGTCTTTGGCGGTTTCCGTTTCTACGGTATCGCTTCGTGCCGCTTTGAGCTCTATGCTTATTTGTTCGAGCGTAGCTGTATGACCTTGGATTTCTTTCTCCAGTCCACCAATCTCTTCGCCTAAATCGGCATCACTCTTTTTGTAAGCCGCGATGACATCTTTCAGCCGAAACGCCAGCAAAGAGAACGCCATATCGGTGCATTCAGCCCTTTTCTTTGGCCCGGCATCAACAACGGTATTGTTGGTGTCGATTAGGGCGTTGAAACTGGAAATAATCTCTTTTACCTCGGCAAGGATGGGGGCGGTATCTGTCAGAGCTATGGCCTTTGCCGGCTCCTCTTGTTTTCCACGAATCGCCTCAATGTTCGCTTGTATTGCCGCTTTCAAAACAGCAAGTTTATCGGTGAGTGGTTTTACATCCACCTTGGGATGGACTTCGTTCGGGAAGGTTTCCAGTGGCACAAACAAGTCGTTTGCCGTTTTTCTGTAAAGAGCAAGAAATTCTTCCAAGCGCGTGATGTTTTTCTGATATCTGTCATCGAAGCTGTCGATTACAATCTGCTCAAAATCGTCATCGAGTTTTCTTTTGCAATAGGGGCAACGACCATCTGCGTGTTCGGTGTAGGCATCATGCCCCTGACGCATCCATTGTGTCGCTCCAATATCGCGTAGGAATCCGGCGAGTTCTGTTGTGGCGCTGTTAACAATAACAGTTGACAGAATATCGACCCCATCAAGTGCATCCAGCACAGTAGTATCTTCAACAGACACAAAGCGGTCATATCGCTTTGCAGTGTCGGCATAAGCGGAATCATATAGACGCCGAAGTTCCTCTATATCCGTATCTTTGGGTGCGTGACGAATTACTTCTTCCGTAAAAGGCTTGGATTTTCCCTTACCTTCCTGCGTTTTCTCAAATTCTGTGCGAAACGATTCTTCTCGATCCCAGCAATCTTTATAGAAATCCTTTTGCAGTTTTGTCCGGGCTGCCACTTTTTTGTCTCGAAGTTCTGTAGCGGCAGTTTTTGCCTTGCGTACTTCACCACGAGCGGTAGTCTTCTCGTCAATCAGTTTTTGCGCAGCATCGTTTTTGGCGTTAAGCGTGAAAACGCCGTGCATATTACGGTAGTTCCGAAAATTCTCGTCAATAAAAGCTTGATTGTAGACCAACGGCAAGTAATCAGAAAAGGTTCTTCCTGGTGCATATGTGACGCCGGTACCGCTTTGAATGGCCTTCGCCACGGTGGATTTTCCTGTGCCGTTGTTGCCGAAGAAGAAATTCACATAGGTCAACTCGGGGATAGAGGTGTTAGTGCCTTTATAGCTTGCGTCTGACAAATCGATGCGGATAATCTCTGATGAAATTTTGCTCATAAAGGCACCTCCTTACATAGGTCTTGGAATTCCGGGGATTCCGGCTTCATCCAGAGCCTCGAATACATTAACTTTATGAACCGACCACGCACTGTAGTTCAGGTCGGTAATAGCGCAGTCCATGTTAAGCCCAAAAAAGACCGCATTTTTCTTATCGCAAAGAATCTGTTGTTTAAACGGCGTTAGCCCCTTAAAAACAACCTTTATGTTTCTCCCAACCTTCTGAACCCTACGTATATATCCGAACAATGCCCACTGAGCGGGGTTAGCTTTCCCTTTAAGTTCGGTGTTTTCCTGGCAGATGATTGCCGGAAATGTCTTCAGCTCCTCGATGCCCGTTTCCGTTAGGGATGAGCATCGTTCAAAAATTTCTGATGGGACAATACCTTTTGTCAGCGCCCGGTTCTCAGTAATTGTAATAATGTCATCTGCAAAGACATTCTCTTCGCAGGTAACAAGCAGTTGATAGTACTCACTACTGAAGGAATGCACTGCGATTACATCTTCGGCATTGACCCCGTTGTTCTTCGGATAATAGTTGCTGATAACATTGACCGTTCCACCGGGCTGATTTGTAATACTGACATTCTTTTCTCCAGTTTGCTGAACGGTCGGCTCCGTAAGGGACGCCACATCTCTTACCGCTATTTCTTTGTCCATAGGCGCCTCCTCATAATTCTATATTGACAGTGCCGTTATTCGTCAGATTAATGTTCTTCTCTCCGTTTTGAACAACATTCGTCTGGTGCTGAATAACGGTTATTTTTTTATCCTCTTTGGCGGCACCTGATGGCTCATTGTCATCCACGACCTCCGCCTCTATTGTTTCTTCATCTTCCGTAGTGCTGTCTTCCGGGATAGGAAACAGCTTTCTATATAAAGCCGCCAACTCTTTTCGTAGCCTTATTGTTTGGGGGCGCAATACTTCACGGAGTTGGTTTCCTTCTTCAAGAGATTCATTACGGAACCAAAGGACACATCTGTCGGGGATTACCCTTAAAAACTTGTCTGAAAGGTAATAAGTGTACTCATCTAATACCTTGAGGGTGTCAATCGCAAGACCTCGTAATTCGGTGTTCTTTATTTTCCGCAAATCAAACTGCCAGGTTCTATCTATGGCGGCAATCTCATCAGCGAGAGTAATGGAAGTGGACTCGCCGGACGGATCGTGTTCAATTATGTATCGGAGTACATCATCACTGTCAGATTTGAACTTTTCCAACAGTCGTTTGTCGTCATCCAGCAACTGGTTAACAGCAGAACTCCAGGCATCTGTCAGCGCAGCTCCGCTTTTTAGGATTCTATCGTTGAGGCTGCCGCTGGTGGCAGTAGATTTATTGGCGCCCTTCGGGGTGCCTTTTTTCTTTGTTGTTGCGGCATCAGTAATTATGACCACGAACAAGTTCGCAAGCTCTTCTCCGGCGTTGTGTAGATTGATATCCGGCAAGAACTGACGGAAAGCGACGCACAGATTTTGTACGGCGGCATCTGAAAATTGCTCAATGTAGCCGATAAACTCTTCCGGCTCAATGTAAGCAGTGATGTCTTTGGCTAACTTCGTTATTTTCGTATTCCCGTTAAAGTATGCCTTATATGTTTCGGGTTCACGCTCATCAAGGGCAGCCGTACCTTCATCTGTAACGATTGCTTCAAATATAGATTTCGCAAACGCATGAGTACTGCTCTTACCACCGATTAGTGGGTGCAGTAGATTCGCAAATTCAGAAAACTCCATTTTACTCCTCCTACCCAAGCCTACCGAAGGCTACCCAACGCTACCGGGTTCTACCGAACTGATTTTCTATAATGAATACAGAAGTCGACGAGAAAAACATCGACTTCCGAAAAGAGGACAAGCTCATACCGATTTACCTTTATATTCTATCACACTTTTATGAAAAAAACTACCCATTTTGTACGTTTCATATTTGTGTTCGCAGAATAATTCTTGCCTAAATGAATTTGTCCTTCTCGATTCAGTGTCCGCAGGAGCCGCGGATTATACGGCTCTAACAATATATCACATCGCTGAGTGGCCACGAAGCGGTGGAGGTTACATAGAGGTTTCGGAACGGTGATAAAGACCGCCTCTGAAGCTCCGATGCGCCACCACCTTAGTTTCGTGCGCTCTTTTTTGGCGAAACAGGGTCTGTGTCCATCGGATGCAGACCCTTTATTTGTTTCCTCCACCGCTGAAGCCCCGGCAAATCACAGGAGGAAACACCATGAAAAATTATCAACATCTTCATTACCACCACTACTACCGTATGCTCACCAGCGGCGAAACGGTCGAATGCACTCGACAGGAATGCTTTGCCCCAGCCGAAACGCCCACAGCGGACAACCCCTTCGTTCAACGCTGGTACTACAGCCCCGACCGGGAAATGGCAATCCGTCTCCCCAGAAATGCTATGGGAGATGAAACCCACCAGGGCAACGCCGCCGACCTTAAGAGTCAGGAACGTGCACAGGAGAAACCAAACATTTGCATCGGCCAGACTTTAGCAGCAACCTGCTCAGTAACCTGTGAAACCTGCCCCAACTGCAAATACTGCGAGTCACCACACCGTGCCACCAACGGCATCAGCTGCAAGTGCAAGTGTGATTACTGTTCCGTGTATATGCGCCGCACCCTTGATCTGGACAAGCCTCTTGGCTTCAACGATGACGGCACAGAAGTCTTGTTCGAACTTGAGGACAAATGCTTCGATATCGAGGCTACATACATCGCAGAAGAGCAGTCCTCAGCTATCCTCGTCGCCATCGACTCCCTTACCTCGGAAGAGCGGTATCTGTGGGACGAGCTTCTGAGCAATAAGTCAAAGGCAAAGATTGCGGAGGAATGCGGTCTGAGCGAGGGTGCTATCCGAAAGCAGGTGAAAAAGCTTGCACACACGCTCCATGAAAATCCTGCTCTCAAAAACTATTTCGAATAATTTCTGCGGTTCGGTACGGTTTCCCTCTCTGCCTGTCCTGTACGAGGTGGAGGGGGAAAAACCTCTCACAAATAAGAAACGGAGGTAAACCGAATGGCAATCACCGAAATCGGGAACGAGCTGGTCAATATCGCGGAAACCCTGGCGCGTGTGATAGCCGAACTCACTCAACTGGCAGACAGCGTTACGAAACCAAGCACTGCGCTCAAGGCTGACGAGAGCAACCTGCCTGTTCCAAAAGCACCTCAGAAGAAGACCCCGGAACTCGCCGAAGTCCGCGCTCTGCTGGCGGAGGTATCCCGCGGCGGAAAAACGGCGGAGGTAAAAAAGCTGCTTGAAAGCTATGGCTGCGAGAAGCTGTCCGAGGTCGAAAGTGAGTTCTATGAAGAGCTCATGGAGGAAGCGAGGGCACTGTTATGAGCCATGCACTCCTCTCTCCCTCGGCAAGCCGCAGGTGGATTGCGTGTCCACCGTCGGCGCGGCTTACGGAGTTCCTCGCGGACTCGGAGTCAAGCTACGCCTCGGAAGGCACCCTCGCCCACAGCGTGGCGGAGGCGAAACTCAACTACAAGCTCGGAAGAGCCAAACAAACGCCCGTCAGCGAAGACGCGGAGATGGATGAATACACATCCGATTATGCCGACTTCGTAATGGAGCAGACCGACGGTCTGAAAGACCCCATCGTGTATGTGGAGCAACGCGTTGACTGTTCCCGCTATGTCCCGGAGTGCTTCGGCACCTGCGACGCCCTTATCGTTTCGGACGGTGTACTGCACATTATTGACCTCAAAAGCGGGCGCGGCGTTAAGGTCGATGCCGAAGAGAACGACCAACTTCGCATCTACGCGCTCGGAGCCATGCAGATGTTCGACTCCCTTTATCGGTTTGATACCGTGCGGATGAGTATCTATCAGCCGAGGCTCGGAAATGTGCAGACCTGGGAGACAACCGCAGCCGAGCTTGTCAAATGGGCGGAAACCGTCCTCATCCCGGCGGCGAAACTCGCCTGGGACGGTAAGGGCGGATACAGCGCCGGAGATCATTGCCGGTTCTGTAAGGCGAAAGCCGAATGCAAAGCCAGAGCCGAAGCGAACATGGCGCTTGCCGTGTACGACTTCACCGACCCGGCACTGCTGCAGATATGCGAGATAGCCGATATCCTCGGCAAGGTCGATGAGCTGGTTTCCTGGGCGTCCGACGTCAAGGATTACGCTCTCACAAAGGCTCTGTCCGGCACAAAGTTTGACGGCTGGAAAGTGGTCGCCGGCAGAAGCAACCGTAAATACACCGATGAACAGGCTGCGGCGAAAGCAGTCTCCGACGCCGGGTACGACCCCTATGAACACAAGCTACTCGGCATCACCGCAATGACGACACTTCTCGGCAGGAAGAAGTTTGACGAACTTCTCGGCGGGCTGACCTGCAAGCCCGAAGGCAAACCCGTACTTGTCCCGGTATCGGACAAGCGTAACGAACTAAACACGGCGGCGGATGACTTCGCCGACCCTATTGAAAATTAAGGAGATTATTATCATGACAAATTCCGTAAATCCCACCAGAGTTATCACCGGCGTTGCCCGTCTGTCCTATGCGAATATCTGGCAGGCCAAGTCCATCAACGGCGGCGCACCCAAGTTTTCCACCTCCGTTCTCATCCCCAAGTCCGATACCGTCACCGTCAGCAAGATCAAAGCCGCCATCCAGGCGGCCTATGAGGAAGGTCAGGGCAAGTTGAAAGGCAACGGCAAGACCGTGCCTCCGCTCTCTGCACTGAAGACACCTCTTAGAGACGGCGATGCCGAACGCCCGGACGATGAAGCCTACAAGGGCTGCTGGTTCGTGAACGCCAACAGCAACACCGCTCCCGGTGTTGTGGACATCCATTGCCAGCCCATCTTCGACACCTCGGAGATTTATTCCGGCGTGTATGCCCGTGTGTCACTCAGCTTTTATGCCTTTAACAGCAACGGCAACAAAGGCATCGCCTGCGGTCTTCAGAACATTCAGAAGATCAAGGACGGCGAATCCCTCGGCGGCAAGGCCAAGGCGGAGGACGATTTCAATGACGGCTACCAGACTGAAGCCGACGAAGACTTCCTCGGTTAAGGGAGGGCGTACATCATGACAGAAATCCAGTCTATGATGCTTGCCGTGTGCTTCGGCGCGGTGGTCGGAACCTTTATCGGCAACCTTGTCGGAATCATCAGGTTTGCCATTGACGAGCGCAGGGAGAAAAAGCGCAGAAAAAACGAAGATAAGCAGTAATCTGAACAGGCGGCGGAGGGAGACGGTCTTTCTCCGCCGCTTCTCTATGGAGGAAAAACACATGAATACCCTTGAGATAGATATTGAGACCTACAGCAGCGTGAATCTGCAAAAATGCGGCGTGTATAAGTACGCCGAGTCCCCAGATTTCCAGATCATCCTTTTTGGCTACAGCGTGGACGGCGGCGAAGTACAGGTGGTCGACCTGCTGCAGGGTGAAAGCATCCCGCAGGATGTCCTTGACGCGCTCACCGACGATGCCGTCCTCAAATGGGCGCACAACTGCAATTTTGAACGGGTGTGCCTGTCACGCCATCTGTCCGACCTTGGCGTCAGCCTCGACCCGTTTTATGACAATCACCCTCTGACAAAGGAGTGCGCCCGGTTTCTGAACCCGGCATCATGGCGCTGCTCCATGACCTGGGCGGCATATCTTGGACTCCCACTCTCCCTTGCCGGAGTCGGTGAAATACTCGGTCTTGAGAAGAAAAAGCTGACCGAAGGCAAGGAACTCATCAAATACTTCTGTCAACCCTGCGCTCCTACAAAGGCCAACGGCGGCAGAACGAGGAATCTGCCCTCGGACGCCCCGGATAAATGGGCGCTGTTCAAATCATACAATCTGCGCGATGTAGAAGTCGAGATGCAGATTCAGCAGAAGCTCACGAAATTCACGGTACCCGATTTCGTGTGGGATGAATACGCCCTTGACCAAACCATAAACGACAGAGGCATCGGCGTGGATATGCCTTTTGTAAACGCCTGCCTCGCGTTGGATAAGAAATCCGGGGAGCGGCTGACTGAATCCATGCGGCGGCTGACCGCACTTGAAAACCCCAACAGCGTGGCGCAGGTCAAAGGCTGGCTTGCGGATAACGGGATGGAAATAGACACCCTCGGCAAAAAGGAAGTGTCCGCAAGGCTGAAGACCGCTCCGGCGGAGCTTGTTCCCGTGCTGGAACTGCGGCAGCAGCTTGCGAAAAGTAGCGTGAAAAAGTATACGGCAATGGCAAACGCAGTCTGTACCGACAGCCGCGCCCACGGGATGTTTATGTTCTACGGTGCTTCACGCACTGGCCGGTTTGCAGGACGGTTGGTGCAGCTGCAAAATCTACCCCAGAACCATATCCCGGATTTGTCCGAGGCCCGGGCGCTTGCACGCTGCGGTGATTATGACGCTCTGGAAATGCTGTATGAGGATATCCCTGACACGCTCTCTCAGCTGATTCGCACTGCGTTCGTTCCGCAGCACGACAGAAAGTTCATCGTGGCGGATTTCTCGGCAATCGAGGCGAGAGTCATTTCGTGGTTTGCCGGAGAGAAATGGAAGTCGGCTGCTTTCGCCAAAGGCGAAGATATCTACTGCGCCACAGCCTCGCAGATGTTCCGCGTCCCCGTGGTAAAGCACGGCGTGAACGGCGAGCTCCGGCAGAAAGGCAAGGTCGCAGAATTGGCCTGCGGCTACGGCGGCTCCGTGGGTGCGCTCAAGGCTATGGGTGCTCTCGATATGGGACTGAAGGAACACGAACTTCAGCCTATTGTGGATTCGTGGCGGACAGCCAACCCCAACATCGTCAGATTCTGGTGGGCGGTCGACCGTGCGGCAAAGACTGCCATCAAGGGCAAGACCACCGCATCTGCATCCGGCGTCAGATTTTCCTATGAGAGCGGATTCCTCTTTATTACGCTCCCGTCCGGCAGACGGCTTGCCTATGTGAAGCCCCGCATCGGAGAGAACCGTTTCGGCGGTGAGTCCATCACCTATGAAGGCACCGGCGGCACGAAAAAGTGGGAGCGGCTTGAAACTTACGGTCCCAAGCTGGTGGAAAACATCGTTCAGGCAACGAGTCGGGACATCCTCTGCCATTCCATAAAAGCACTCCGCTGCTGTGACATCGTTGCCCATGTTCATGATGAAGTTATCATCGAAGCCGACCGAGCCATGTCCCTTGATGCGGTCTGCGAACAGATGGGCAGAGTGCCGCCCTGGGCTCCCGGTCTTGTCCTCCGCGCCGACGGCTATGAATGCGATTTCTATAAAAAAGACTGATAACGGTACGGTTTCCGTCCTTGCCTGTCCTGTACGAGGTGAGGACGGAATTTCCGTTTATCACGAAATTGCGGAGGAAGAGAACATGATTTATACCAGGAACAAGCTGAAGGACGGCACAGTCGTATGCAGTCCCGTTACCGCCGGAAACACCTATACGCGCTGTGCCGAATGCGGAAAGGAGATCCCAATCGACCTGCGGGAACTGATCTTCGCCAGAGCGGAAAACCCCTACGGGACGGACATCAACTGCGCGGAATGCACCGATAAAATGATGCGCATGAGCGATATCAGCTTTGATGCCGTTGCGCGGCTTGTGGACGCTTTGGACGATTTGGGTTACAGCCTCGTTATCGGAGAGCTGTTCGGTGACTTTGATATCGAGGATGTACGTGAACTCATCCCGGAGGAATGCGAGCTCTTCGTAGATGACCTGCTCGGCAAGGTTCTGGAGGTGCGGCATGACGGAGAATGAGCTGTGTCCTAACCAAAAACCCATCTCCGAGTTTCTTAAGGTGATAGACGACGCCAACATCATGCTGACATCGGGCGATGATAAAACAATCTGGCTTGAATCTGAGGAATACGGGTTATTCAGACCCGATTTTCTACAAGCGTTTATGAAACTTAAGAAAATGCAAGGAGGCACGGCTACATGAGTATAAACAAATTCAACAGCGAGGGCTACTACGACCCCACCGCTTATAAGGCAATGACCAATGTAGAAAAAGAAAAACGCGCATCGCAATCTTGCCGACCGCTCGTGTATATTTGCAGTCCATACTCCGGGAATGTCACGGCCAATGTGCAGGCGGCAAGAGAATACTGCCGCATTGCCGTGGAGAAAGGCTATATCCCCGTAGCGCCGCATCTGCTGTATCCGCAGTTCATGGACGATAACGACCCGGAAGAGCGCAGGCTCGGATTGGCTTTCGGCAACGCGCTCATGGACAGATGCAGCGAGGTGTGGGTATGCGGAGACAGTCTGAGTTCAGGCATGGAGTCGGAATTCGACCGTGCAAGTGTGAAAGGTATGACGATAAAGTTCGTCAGTGAGGAAGACAGGTGTAAACGATATGGAAAACCGCGACTTTTATAAGCTCTTCGGCTCGGAGACCATTTACACAACGCTGCCGGATAAAAAGCACTACCGTATCCCGGCGGATGAGGCTTATGACCGCGTCACGGAACTCGGCAAAAGCCAGAATGTGTATATCAGTCCCAACCCCAGAAGAGCCGATTTGCCGCCGCACCTCCGTGGCGAAGACGATGATGTGGACACGCTCATTGCGTTTGTTGCCGACGTCGACGTCCTCGGTCCCGCGCACAAGGAAACCAATCTGCCGCCGGACAAAGATGCCGCCATAGCATTTCTGCACGGAATAAAGATAAAACCCACGGGCTTTGTGGACTCCGGCTACGGCATCTACGGCTATTACCTCTTTGCCACTCCCGTGTCCTTCACGGATGACGAAGCCCGGGAACGGGCAAAGGGGCTGCTCCGGGGGTTCGGTAAGTTGCTGATGTCAGAGGCTTCAAAGCTCGGTTGGAAACTGGACAACGTGTATAACCTCTCTCATATGTTCCGCGCTCCCGGCAGTCTGAACCACAAGTTGGAAGAGCCAGCGCCTTGCAATGTGCTGACCTTTGACGGTCCACGGTACACGCTTGCCGATTTCAACGAATACTACGTAAAACCGGCATCTTTCGACAGAGAGCCATTTGAGGCAGACCCAGAAACCGTCGGCAGTGCGCAGCGGATTATGGAACGCTGCCTATTTGTGCAGAAGCTCACGAACGACCCAAACGGTGTGACCGAGCCGGAATGGAAAGCCATGTGTGACAACATTTCACTCGTCCCGGACGGCACGGAACTGTTTCACCAGTGGAGCGCCCTGTATGACGGTTACTCCGTCGAGGAAACGGAACGGAAGATTCAGCGGTCGCAGAAGGTCAAGCGCCCGGTCACCTGCCGGTATATCCAGGATACCCTCTGCTTTGACTGTCCCGTAGGCGGCTGCGGAGTAAAGGCCCCGGTAGTTCACGCGCTGCTGTCACCGCAAGAGCAACTTGATCTGCTTCTCAGTAAAAAGAAACTCGACGGCGACGAGGCGCTTGCAGACCGCACTCTGCATCTGGCGGCTTACGCCAAGCAGAATGCCCCGGCTCTGTACGCAAGGCTGAAACAGCTAATAAGAACATCCGGCGTAGGCGTCCGTGATTTTGAGAATGCAGTCAAGTATACGGCTAACAAGGCAGTCGAGCCGGAGTTCGACGTGGTACAGGGCGAAATCGTCCTTGACGGGATAGACCTGCACGGCGCTGTGGAACCGAAGGATTATCAAATCAGCATCGATGAAGGCATTATCTCCACCTCGTTCTTTAACGGCAATCCCGTCAAAGTCTGTCTCTGCCATCAGCCGGTGGTCATTACCTCCCGGCTTGAAAATATCGACAGTGGCTTGGAAATGATGGAGATCGCATTCATGAGAAACGGCAAGTGGAAAACGCTCCGCGCTCCCAGATCAAGCCTGTTTAACAAAACCTCTCTTGTAAAGTTTGCCGACAGCGGTCTGCTTGTTTCCTCCGATAACTCCGAGGGCATGGTGCGCTACTTCACCGATTATGAAACCGAGAACAGCGGCGTCATTCCCTTTATTCGCAGTGTGAGCCGTATCGGATGGATCGGCAAAGAGTTCTACCCCTATGTCACAGACGGCGGGATTATCTTTGACGGTGACGACGGTGATGAGATACTCCCGGCGCTAACGGCGCATGGTGATTTCGGTGTGTGGCTTGAAACAGCGAAAGCACTGAGGGGTTCGCCCGTGTCAAGAGCGATGCTGGCAGGCTCCTTTGTGTCTCCGATGCTGAGTCCGCTTCAAAACAGAATTATCAATCTCCACTTCTGGTATGCGTCCGGCAGCGGCAAGACCGCCATGCTGAAGTTTGCGCTTTCCATCTGGGGCGACCCGCTGAAGCTGATGGGCAACTTCAACTCCACGGCAGTCGGGTTGGAACGCAGAGCTGGAACGCTGAAGCATTTGCCGCTTGGTCTGGACGAACTGCAGGTGCTGAACGAAAAGAGGCTGTCCTCCTCCACCATTGTGTACTCTCTGGGTAATGGCTACGGCAAAACCAGAGGTGCAAAAAACGGCGGTCTGCAGGAAGTCCAAACCTGGCTCAACAGCATCATCAGTACCGGAGAACAGCCCATTACCAACGAAACCTCTATGGACGGGGTCAACACCCGTGTTCTGGAAGTTTACGGTCAGCCCATTGAGGACGTGAAGTACGGGCGGTACGTCCATCAGATCAGCGAGGACAACTACGGCTTTGCCGGGGAGAAGTTCATTCGCTTTCTCATTGAGAAGGTGCTGGTGGTAAAAGGCAAACTGAGCGGCGACTACAGCCGGCTTCGCAGTGAACTGAAAAGCTCCTTTGAAATGCTGGACATCGGCGACCCCGGCGCTCACCTCGACAACATCGCGGCACTTGCCCTTGCCGACCGATACTCCTCTGAGTCCATATTTGGCATGAGTGAAACGGACGCCATAGCGGAGGCGGTGGAACTCGGTATGACGCTGCTGCACAACTGCAAATCTCTGGAGAAGGAAGATTCCATTGACAGAGCATGGCATTTTGTCGAAGGCTGGATAGCCGAGAACAAGAGCCATTTCGATACAGCGGTATCTCCCTGCTACGGTAAAACAGAGGCGCGTCATGTGTTCGTTATCGCGTCGGTGCTGCGACAGACTTTGGACGAAGCCGGGTTTGTCTATACCAAGTGTATCAAGGGATTTCGAGACAGGGACTACATCGAGGTTTTCTCAGATTCGGAGGGCGAGAACAACTGCCAGATTCAAAAGCGCATTCAGGGCGTCAACGTCCGCGCGATATGCCTTAAAATCGATGCCAAGACCGAGGCGGAAGAGTTCATGTAACGAGAAAATCGTTTTTAACGCGTACATTTTTAACACAGCCATTTATATATGTACTTTTAATTTGTTGGGGTACGCGAATAAAAAGGGCCTATACGTAGTTAGTGTTTCCCTAAAAGATAGTTACTATCGTTACAAGAGTGGATCAGAACGGAGGAAAAAGGATGAGCGGATATTCGCAGAGATGCATCGCAAGACTGGATTCCATCGGTGCGCCCCGTGATGGATGGTTTTGCGAAGAAGTCATAACGATGCCGGACACCGACTTTACCTGTGAGCTCTGCGATTACGACCGTATCAAGTATGTTCACGTCATGGTTCACCCGCAGTGGCCGGACAAATTCCATGTCGGCTGTGTATGCGACGGCACGATGTCCAGTGATCTGCTTGCGGCAAAGGAACGCGATGATGAGGCAAAACGCAAAGAGGCACGGAGGCGGGCGTTCTTGAAAAAGCAGTGGGAGGAAACGTCATCCCTTGTGATGGAGCTATCCAAAACGCGTGGCAGGATAAAGGCGGTAAAGGACAGCTTTCGCGGTAAAGAGTATTACACGGTCAGTATTGACGGCGAACCATATCAGTGGTGGGAGAACCACCGCATAGAAACACTTGAGGCGGCGAAGACCTTAGCATTTGAGGTGATGGAATATGAGAGAAAAACTGATAGAGCAGAAACTGGTGCATAAGGTCAAAGCCGCCGGCGGCATCGCACCCAAGTTCGTATCTCCCGGCCTTGACGGAATGCCGGACAGACTGCTGCTCCTTCCGGGTGGCAGGATGGCATTCGTGGAAGTGAAAGCGCCGGGAGAAAAACCGAGGCCGTTACAGGTCGCAAGGCACAGATTACTTACCGAACTGGGCTTCAAAGTCTATGTGCTGGATGACCCTGAACAAATAACCAAAATATTGGAGGATATACAAAATGGATAATCAACTTATCAATCTCGGCCTGACCGAGCGTGATGGCAAAGCCGTCGTATCAAGCCTTGACATCACGTGGGTTTTTGAGAAAGAACATAAAAACGTACTCCGCGGCACCCGCTTTATTTTAGATGGTGACCCTGAATGGGGACGGCTCAATTTTGAGCATACCCACCGCACCGATCCGCAGAACCATCAGACTTATAGTGAATACCTCATGACTCGTGACGGCTTTACGCTACTGGTCATGGGCTACACCGGCGAAAAGGCAATGCAGTTTAAAAAAGCGTACATTGCGGCTTTTAACGAAATGGAGCGCAGGCTTGTTCCAAGAAACTACAAAGACGCGTTGATTGCTCTTGTGGCCGCCGAGGAAACGCGGGAAGCCCTTGAATCACAAAACAAGGTGCTGCAACTAGCTGCCGCCAAGTATGAAGGGCAGACGGACACGGCTGAGTTGTACAAAATCGGAGAGATTGCTGAAGACTTAGGAACGACCGCTGTCACGCTGAACCAGTTTCTCCAGGATTGCCGGGTGCAGTACAAACCGAACGGCTCTGACACTTGGCGCCTTTATACCAACTACGTTGGAGCCAGCCTTGCTTTACCGCGCTATGTGAAGTTGAACAACGGCCACGAGGTGCTTATGCTGCTATGGACCCCGAAGGGGCGAGACTTCATCTTTGACCTTGCCGAATGTGAGATGCCCAGATGGTATGCCTAAGTTTTCTAAACTCGATGGGAGGTGATGCCTGATGAAGTTCATACCTCATGAGTACCAGAGCTATGCGGTTTCGTTTATCGAAACGCACAAAGCCGCTGCAGTTCTGCTTGATATGGGCTTGGGTTGAGCAAAACGAGTATAACCCTGACCGCCTTAAACGACCTGCTGTTTGACAGCTTTGAGGCCCACCGAATACTTGTGGTCGCACCCCTCAGAGTGGCTTCCGGTACTTGGCCGGCAGAAATCCAGAAATGGGATCACCTGCAGAACCTCATCTGTTCCGTAGCGGTCGGCACTGAGCCGGAACGGAGAGCGGCGCTCCTGAAACCCGCCGACATCTACATAATTAACCGCGAAAATGTCCAGTGGCTTATTGAGGACAGCGGCTTGCCCTTCAATTACGACACCATTGTGGTGGACGAGCTGTCTTCCTTCAAAAATTATCAGGCAAAACGCTTCCGTGCGCTGATGAAGGTACGGCCAAAGGTAACGCGCATCATCGGCCTCACCGGAACACCGTCCGCCAACGGCCTTATGGATTTGTGGGCTGAGTTTCGTCTGCTGGATATGGGCCAGCGGCTCGGGCGGTTCATCGGGCAGTACCGTACTAACTACTTCACGCCTGACAAGCGCAACGGACAGGTAGTATTCAGCTACAAGCCACTGCCCGGTGCGGAACAGCGGATATATGACAAGATCGCTGACATCACCATCTCCATGAAGTCCACCGACTACCTGCCGATGCCTGAGCTCATCAGCAGCGAATACACCGTCCGCCTTTCCGATGCAGAGCGCCGGCACTACGATGAACTCAAGCGTGACCTCGTGCTACAGCTTCCGGATGGCGATATCATAGCCGCAAACGCCGCAGCCCTCTCCAATAAACTCTGCCAGATGGCCAACGGCGCCATTTACACCGACACCGGCGGCACAATCCATATTCATGACCACAAGCTGGATGCGCTGGAGGATTTGATTGAGGCGGCAAACGGGAAACCCGTGCTGGTGGCCTACTGGTTCAAGCATGACCTCGCCAGAATCTCCGAGTGCCTGCACAAACTCCACATCCCGTTTTCCAAGCTGGACACGGCCGACAGCATCAAGCGGTGGAATGCCGGAGAGATACCTGTGGGGCTGATTCATCCTGCCTCTGCCGGACACGGACTCAATTTGCAGTCCGGCGGCTCCACACTCATCTGGTTCGGGCTGACCTGGTCGCTGGAACTCTACCAGCAGACCAATGCCCGTCTGTGGAGACAGGGCCAGACGGCGGATACCGTTGTGGTGCAGCACATCGTCACCAAAGGCACCATCGACGAGCGCATCCTAAAAGCCCTCTCGCAAAAGGACAGCACACAGGCGGCTCTCATCAACGCCGTAAAAGCGGACCTGCAAATCTAAGACAATCTATGACAATCCGTGCCAATCCGAGGGAACAAAAAATAATCGGAGGTACAGATCATGAACACACCCTATGAAAATTTGGCGAACGCGATAATTGTACAGGCCGCGAATGACTACCGCGCCGCGCTGCGCACGCTGGAGCGAAATCCAAAATACACCCCGGCGCTGCAGGACAAGTCGGAGGTGGAACGGTTTTTCCGCTCCGAATGGTACACGCTGCTGACCTCCGTCGACGGAGAAACGCTGCTTCGGATGCTGCGCGAGGAGGTGGCGTGAGATGGAGGCGAAAGAGTATCTGTCCCAGGCGTTCCGCTTGGATAACCGCATCAACAGCAAGATCGACCAAATCGCTTTGCTGAACGACCTCGCCACCAAGTGTACCTCACGCCTGACCGGGATGCCCCACAATCCCAGCCCCGGCAACTCCCAGATGGCGGACGCCATTGCGAAGATCGTGGATCTGGAAGCGGAGATCAACCGCGACATTGACACTCTGGTGGATATCAAGTGCGACCTTGTGAAGACCATCAAAGCCGTGGACGATATAGACTGTCAGCTTCTGCTGGAAGGACGCTACCTCTGCTATAAGTCCTGGGAACAGATTGCCGTGGAGATGGATTTCCGGGTGCGTCACGTTTATGAGGTACACAACGATGCTTTGAAAAAAGTAGAGGAAATCTTGTCGGCGCAGTAAAACGCACTATTTCGCACAGGGCGAATGTGGTATCATTACAATAGGAAAATTGAATCCGGAGAGCCTTCACGGGGCCAAACCCGCGAGGGCTTTCTTTATGCCCGAAAGGAGGCAGCCATGCCGCACAAACCTTTAACGCCCTGCCGCTATCCCGGCTGCCCGAAGCTGGTGCCCGGCCGCTACTGCGAGGAGCATCAGAAGCTCATTGACAAGCAGTACGAACAGTACGACCGCGATCCTGTAGAGAAGAAACGGTACGGCCGTGCGTGGAAGCGCATCCGTGACAGATACATCGCCGCCCACCCTCTCTGCGAGGAGTGCCTGAAGCGCGGCGTCTATGCCCCTGCAACCGAAGTCCATCACAGACTTCCGCTCTCTCGCGGCGGCACGCATGTCGACTCCAATCTTGAGGCGCTCTGCACACCGTGCCACTCGAAGATCACTGCCGAGATGGGCGACCGCTGGCACGATCGTTAA